AATCTGTGCGCCAGCTTGCGGATTAACATAAGCCGACCCCGGATTACTGCCCTGCGTCAGTTTAACAATGGTGCCTTTAACACCCTGAGATTTTTGCCACTCAAAATAGCCCTTATCACTGCGCTGATAAGACGCCTCATCCGTGACTAGACTAGCCCCGTTGACCTTCTCACCGTTCACAGTGATACTGATCAACTTAGCCGGCTGTTTTAGCACGGTAGCTGTCGCTTGCTTAACTACTTGTGAGTTCTGTGTCGCCAAAGCTACTGGTGCCAACAAAAAAACAGCCGCGGCGGCGACTGTTAAACGGGTTGCTAATTTAGTTTTATTTTGCACTCTGATCATCTCCTGGTTTATTAGTATCAGTCAAAATTCCAGCTGCAGCTAACAATGACAATACGGCGGTAACCGTACTGTAGAGTGTTGTAGCATCTGTCGGCTTAATTACAACACCAAGTGCTGCCAAAACAGATACACCAGCCCCGATCACAGCAGACCCAAGCGTCGCCCAAGCTTTGGCTGATTTAACGTTAAAATTAATTTTCATGATCTTTTTCTCCAATCTGTGGTAAACCATGCATCTTAAGTAAAGTATTTAACTCAACTGTTTCTTTTGCTGTTAACACATCTAAACGACCTAGCCATTTACGCAATTCTTGATGTTCACGCGTTGAACTTTCATTTAACTTAATAAGCTGATCATTCATATTATCAAGCCGCTGGATAATGGGTCTAAAAATCATCTGATAAACAATACCTAAGATAGTGATAATCGCTAACCATTCTGCCCAGGTATATCCTAAAAATAAATGTGGTCCCAACCGCATCACCTTCTCTCAAATTTGGACAAATAAAAGCGCCTAAGCTGTAGGCGTTACGTTAGCTGTGTCAGTCGGTGTCGTAGAAGCCGCCACCGGCGCTTGATAATCGGAACCAGTAATTTTTTTGTATTGGTCAGCTGTGATTGCCTTGATCTGCACATAATATTTATAATAATCTAAATTATGATTGCCCCAGTCGTTCCAAAAAATTTTTAACGTATCCATTAGTGTTAGCATTTTATAAATCCCCCTTAATCATTGGTTGTATTTGTATCCGTGGTCGTTTTGACACCATCCGCCTGTGGTTTAGTCTGCTGCATGACAATCTGCTGTAACTGCTTAATTTGTACGCCATCACTAGTCACAGTTGCCTCTAATTGACTAATCGTCTGTGCTTGAGCAGTGATCAGCTGCTGCATAGTGGCAATCTGCGTAGTCTGTTGAACAATTAATTGTTGCTCGGTCGTCATATTTGAGCTAGCATTTTCGATCCATTTTTGACTGGCGCTGTCCCAGGTCGGATTGGTCAGACCAATTTCTACGCCAGCAACAATAGCGCCATTTTCGTCAGTATATGGCTTTGTTGGCGGCGTTTTCGTCGAATTTGTCGGCTGATCGACGGAAAAAATGGATCCTGTGTAATTGCCAGAATCGTCGAATGTGTAAAACATATTTTTACCTGTATTTGGATCAATTGGTACCTCATTATCTGTCATTTTTAATCCCCCTTTTATTTCAGCGTGACGTTTGAAACTTCGTTATAAGTAAACAGCATTTCAGCAAATGTGCGCGTGATTGTTTTATCGGACAAATTAACAATGGTCAGGGTCCCAGTTTCGTCAAAAATAACACCAGCAGATTCCCAGACGTTATCGGCAGTTTGAGCCATGCCATTAACATATATTTTCCGATCAGGCCGTAGACTGCCTGGGAAACCAGTGATGATTCGGGCATAATTATGCGGTCCTAATCGTACATTTGCATTGATAGTAGCCGAAAATAGGGTTGTTGTGTCCAAGTGATAGATAGAGTAATTAGTTTGTGAGGACGACCAATCACCGCCAAAATTGGCTTTTTTTTCATATCGCAGCCAATGCCATTTTCCCTGATTCCAGCCTTGTTTATAGGCAATAAAGGATTTTTCAGTTGTTAGATTATAAAGCGTGATTTTCCCATATGACTTATTCTCATCATCGCCTTGCCGCGAAACTTCAATATAATTCACTCCGACTGTCGCTTCGTCCGGAACATTCTTGACGGACCCCGTATTCATATAATAGCCTGGATCTAGCGCGAATATATCAGTCCCGTCTGAAATATATGTCGGGACAAGTCGAGCTGATCTAGCTGTTTTTATATCTATAAATCCATTCTCAGGTCCTGAGTAATCCCAGACAACAGTGTTATGTGCGGCTGGATTGCCGATATGCGTGTCAACTTTCATTTTTAATTTTTGAAACGCTTGTTCTAAATCACTCAAACTCATTTAAGCCGCCTCCTTAATAATTAAAAATCCGATCTTGACCCCGGCCGAAGCGGTAGCAATGAATCGTTTTGGCCTGAGTATCAATGGACATCGTTTCCCAGCAGTCTTCATTGACCGTGTCATCGAATTCATTTTGCTGGCTATGATAATGCAGTGAGCAATCGGTACAAATGACTGGTGTGCCATTCAAAACATTCGTGTCTTGTTTATCCGCGTGCAAATGGCCGTTAACGACTGCAATCACAGTGCCCTTGCCCTGAGCTGCATAATCAGCCGTTAAGCCACTAATAGCGAAATCCGTTTCACTGGCATCATTGATATTAATTTGCGTCCCATTTTTAAAGGCACTGATGATTTCGATGGCGTGTTTATAGTTTTTAAAAACGCTATCGTCGGCCCACTGATCAAAAGCACTGGAAAATGGGCAATGGAAGAATAGTATCACTTGCCAAGCATTATCTGGTAGCTTGAGTGCTGTGTTTGCAAGCCAATTTAATTGATCGGCTCTAAAGGCCGCCGTGTTTGTGTCATACTTATAGTTACCGTTGGCCTGTTTTAAATCCCAAGGCAAATCATATGAATCAAGTCCAATAAGGCGTACTTTTTTATCAGCAAAATCGCGATAAAAATAGAGCGAATCGCCGTCACGGACTTCGCCGTTGTTATTAAATTTAGTGCCATAAATATTCTTTAAATCTGTCTCAGTCAGATATTCATCGACCAATTTGCCATCAATGTTTTGTCGGCCAGCACCATTATCATGATTTCCGCGAACCAATAGCATGGGCGTGTTAATGGCCTTTGTCGCCATCATAGCGACAACGTGATTAGTCGTATTAAGCAATTGCGGTCGTTTCTCGTCGCCATTAACATTATCGCCGTTAGCGATAAAAGCGTCAGGCTTAACATAAAGTGTTGACAGTGCAGCCCATTGATAGTGCTCTAATGATTTACGCGCGTAACCGCCAAACAGTCCACCGTCCTCCTGCCAATGAGCGTCTGTAATCGACGTGATATTTACGATGTTATTACCTTTGGGCACATCATTAGTCACATGGTCAAAGCTAGCTTGGAAATAATCTGGTAATGCCTCACCGTAGCCTGATGCTGTGTCATAAGCATAATTAGATAGCGCTTTTGATCCAGTTCCGCTAAAGTCATCCTGCATTTTTTGCACAGCACCAGTGACTGATTTTTTAAAATCAGCTGCTTCACCTTGTGTAAATAATCCATTGGATTTGATTTGGGCTTCCAGCGTTGTTAAACCAGCTTGCACTTGCATCAGCGCATCAGCGGTGTCCTTGCCGGTCTTGCTCAAACTGTCAAATAAGTCCTGCAACTTAGCCGCCCAGGCTTTTTTAATGGCATCAATATCACCGGCTGCATTATTAAATACCGTTTCGGCCTTATCCATGATGTCTTCAATCGGCGTCACATAATCGGCTGGAATCAGTCCACTGATCACCTTATCTGCCAATACTTCCATCGAAAACTCGAGTGTCGCAATGTTATTACCTGCGCGATACAACCGGAAAAAGATTTGCTTGTACGATCCAGACACAGCAAACACGGGTGCCGGAAAATCAAAACGGAATTGGCCATTTACTGGGTCGATCATGACCCCGTGTTTAGCGTCAATGATGCGGTGGACGCCATCTGGCATGAAGCCTTCCAGTACTGGGTTGGCCCCCGTCAAATCAAATGGCGTACCGTCACCGTGCTGCACATTCACCTGCACCTGGCGCATCTGATTTTCGTATTGTCGCGCCTGCACCCAACTCGGCGAATTCTTAAAATCAATATCAAAGTTCTGGACATCATTGGTTAGGTTACGCCGGTCCTTATCCACATTAAATGTTAAAATTTCCATTAATCGATCACCCCTTTATCTTTTAAAATCTGTGTTACCACTTGTTCGATCATTTCGTTGTCCGTGCCTAAAACGATACGGTTGATGCGGGTAGACAAGTTCTTAATATCAGCACTAGTTGCCAATCCATTAATTGCCGCTACATTAGGCAGTTTGTCCATTTTTTTTAGAATAATTGCTTGATTCACAGAAATTTCATTTAATGAATCTTGAATCTGTGTGAAGTTATCAATAAGCTGAGAACGAAACTCCCTATCTAAAGGAATTGCTAAGTTTCCAGTGTAAAGCTTAACTGTCATCATTATCATCGCCTTTCGTAATAATCTGCTGGCCCTCTGAATCAAAACTAATTATCATCCGCGTACCATCAGAAGTTTCAACATTTATTTGTTTAACCGCTGATTTATCGTCAGTCAAAACGATTGCAGTCGGTTTATTCTCAACGACTTCCCACGTAATCGGAAACTTTTTAATGAGTTTTGCCACACTGCTACCAATATTCTTGATCCACTCATCTATATTCCAATCATTCATTCTGCGCCTCCAACAAAATTGCTGATTTCATCTTGTGCTGCCTGGTTTGTAACTGTCGTATTATTAACTAGGCTGGTGACCTTTTCATTTACAGTTGCCGTGTAGCGACTTAACGCTGAATTAACACTTTTTTGCAGCTGAGTTTTAGCATTACGCTGATACTGCAAAATGGTCTGTGCCGAATTGTTTAAGGTCAGCGTTGTCGCCTGTGTCGGGTCCAACGGATAATACTGGTACGCCACAACTTCAACGCTGGTAATATACCCAATCGGTCGAATTTCTAACTGGCGAATCTCACAAATTTGTGGTGCTTCGTTAGTATCATCCGTCGCCGTGATCGACATTGTCGGTTCAGATGCCATTTGCGATAAGGCGTAATTTTTCATTGACGTTGCATCAGTAAAACGTTCATCACTGATATCATCCCCCGGGTGCACACCCCATTTAGCAATAGATGCTGAATTTTCAACAATAAACGGTGTGAAATAGTACTGGGTCACATCTGATTCGGAGTTGTCCTTAGTTTTGCCGTAACACATAACCTGGTTAACGATCGCCGTAGAGTCAAAACTAATTTGAATTTCCTTAGTGTTATGCAAATAAGCGATTCGTTTACCTAAATTTTTTGCCAGCGCATCATGCGAATAAATTCGTAAATTTTTGTTATCCGGCCAGAAAATTGCATCCGACCACGTTGAAATAATAGTTGATATCGCATCAGTTCCAGAACAATTCCCTAAATCAGTAATTTGCTGATTGCCAAAATTACCAATTACTTGCCAGACAAAACCAAGCTTGTTACCGGAAAAAATAAAATTCAGCACATCATTAACCGAATAGGTTAGTTCACCTGCTTTTACCGATCGTTGCCGCACGCGCCCAGCCTCATAGCCAACGTGTGTGGCGTTTAACTGAATCACGTTAACGCCGGCTGTGTAATCCGGCACCGGCTGCTTAACGATAAATTCTTGACCTTGCCAGAACACGCTGGCTTCTGGCTGCAGCATGTTAAAAGCTACCGAACCGTCATCATATGCTGAAAAACTAATGTTATACTGAGTATTTTTCTCAAAGTCGACTTCGAAAGTGTTAAACAATACGCTTTGCAGAGGCTCACGGTAGGTGCTACCTAGCCCTTGCACGATTAATTTATCCAAGGTAGATAAACGGAAAACTAAACGTGATATCGCTAGCAGTCGCACCTGTAACTGCAATTGAATTGTTGCCCTTCGCTAAAACTAAATTGCCAAAATCGGTGTTAGCACTGGCCGGCTTGCCATCTAAGGTTGTATTGATTCCGTCTAGGATAATTGTATGACTACCATCTGAAGCCACGTTATATTGCCACTTGCTGCCATTGGTCGAGTTTTCTAAACATAATTTATCGCCGGCAAATTTAATGATTAACTTCAAATCATGTCGTTGATAGTATGGATCGATATCAATATCCGACGGGTTATAAACTGTCATGTTGGACTGGTTCACAAAATGATATTGTGGTGCTACATCAGTCTGTAAATGCATTCCGAACTGCCATTCATTATCAAGTTGCACATCATCTAGCGCATCACTGCGTAACAATGAATATTTATAGCCACTTGGGTTCTCAAACGGAATCGTAAACGTTGCATTAACCGTACCTACGATCGGCGCCACTTCAAAGTTAGCGGCTCTCACATATTTAACGATTGCCGGCTCACTGTCTGTCCGGAAACGCATTAATTGCTTATTAAAAAAAAGCCTGAAAATTTGGGCTTTAGCAAGTTTGTAATCTATATAATTACTGTAAGTTAACATAAAATTAGCATTAACTATTGATTGACCATAAATTGACGACTGGAATACTCCACCATCACGACCAGAATCGTTCTGGTAAGTATTTGCTATGGTGGGATTTTCGTCATCCCCCATAAAATCAAGTCCTTTAATCACATCGGAAACGTCAACTTCATCTGCGTCACCAACCTTTATTTTCAACCATGGCATTGCCATCTAATCACCTCTTATAGTGCTTGAAAATCTGACAGAATTTGATCACTGCCCATAGCCGTATATAGTCCCTTTAATTTATCTGACTTTTGTAAGGCCTGTAATTGTTGACCAGATAAACCTAACAGCCGGGATAATAACGTGATTATTGTATCTAGACGTTGCTCCAATCCAGAAACATCGGTAGATGCAGTTTCAAAAGTACCATTATTACCGTCCTGTGGTTTAAATCGTGCCATCGTTGTTGACAGTAACTGATACGCACGTGATCGTTTGGAAACATCAAGTGGAATAATTGCTTCTTCTTTATTACCCTCAGCAATACGCGCAAATTGTTCTACGCCGACAATACCACCGTTAGCGTAACCGTGGCCTTGACCTAGATAAGATAAATCAGAACCATAACGGGCTTTTGCATAATGTAAAGCGGCCAATAAATTATCATAACCGTTGGTAATGTTGCCATGGCCTGGAAAAGCATTAGCCCTAAAAGTACCCGGCTTGGTCTGCATTAAGCCAGTAGCATTACCATCAGCTAAACCATCATTACCACCTATAGCATTTGGATTACCACCAGATTCGGTGTTGATCTGTCTTAAAACTTTATTAATCATTGCCTGACTAGTGCTTAAGCCATTAGCCTTTAATGCTTTTTCAACCTGACTAGCCCATCGTTGTACGCCAGATCCGCTTGGAGTGCCCTCACTACCACCAGCATCGTCACCCATAACGGGTGCTAAAAATTTAGCCACCCATTTGAATACACCAGATAAATTACTCCATAATGGGGTCAGCAGACCATGCTTACCACCGGTTGTTTTTTTCTTACTGCCGCTGGTTGAACCAGTCATATTGAGCAAGTTTAACCAGCCGGCCGTAGAGGTGCCAGAAATACTAAACGGATTGTGCTTAGACACACCGATATGGACATGAGTGCCGGCACTACCTAATCCAGCAATCTTACTACCAGTTTTGACATCATCCCCAGTACTAACATAAGTTGGCGCGCCAGAATTATTCTTACCGTTAAATTCTTGATAAATGACATAATAGCCATCATCACCTTTAGTTACGATGTTCTGACCAATCCCACTAGCGCCGCCCCAACCTGCTGGGGCACCACCAGAACGAATAACCTTGCCACCGTGAACCGCATGGATCGTCTTGGCACCTGAAAAATCGACACCATCATGCTGCGAATACCCACCACTGACGGCACCGCGATTACCGAAACCAGAAGTAACGCTCCAACCAGAACCAGGCGAATGAGTCCAATTGCCACCCGCTGCACTACCTTCAGTCGCAGCGTCCTTGATCTGGGACCATAAATCCTTCCACCAGTCAGTAACCTGTGTCGTTGTTGACTTAAACATCCCTTTGGCTAAACCCTTAGGTACATCTCCAGCGACTGTTTTAACGCTAAAATTAGTTAGCGATTTAATGGAACTCATTGGATTGGTAATAATCTTTTGAGCGACTTTAACCAGATCAGCCGCCTTTTTAATGGTTCCCGTGATTCCGTCAACGATATTTTCAAACCCGCCGACAATACCACCACTAGCAAAGTGTGCTTTAAGAAATGGCGCTGTTTCACTGGCTTTAGTGACTACGGAACCAACCTGAACCATTTTACTAACATTACGGCCCTTTGGAATTTCAGAACGTCCGTCCGGATATGTGATCATTTCACGGTTATCAGTTTCTGGACTGTCAAAGCCATCGTTAACGATAATATTGCGATAAGCCTCACCGCCGACAACACCACCGCTAGCAAACTTAACATGATCAATTTTTCCAATCACATTTTTATCGGCACCAAATTTTTTAAGCAAGGAGTCAATACCACTGATACCACCGTTAACAACATCAAGCATACCGTTAATACCGTTACCAGCATGCTTCTTAATTGAACTCCACATTTCAGAAAAAATATTTTTAATACCGCCAGTCATGGACTTCCAGCCACCGGTAAACTTACTGCTAAACTTACCAAACCAACCCATCATGTTACCGCCAAAATCACTACTCGAACGTAATGACTTGTTCCAGGCGTTACCTAGAGTGTTTTTAGCATCATTCCAATGGTTAGACCAATTTTTGCTGAACGATTTTTTAAACGCGTTAAATTTATTGCCAGTGTCATTGAAAAAGTTCTTGGTATTTCGGGTGTTAGAATCCCAGTTCCTTTTCATTGTGCTGGTGGCACTATTCCAGTGCTGCGACCAGGACTTTGAAAATGACTTTTTGAACGAGTTAAACGAGTCGGAAACTGTGCCCCACCATTTACCGAACTTAGATTTATTAAACGCCTTACCAGCATCGTTGATCTGCTTATCAAATGCCTTGCGCAAGCCCATTTTTTGGACGTCTTTAGAAAAACCTTGCGCCCATTTAGTTACGTTTTTGCCGGTCTTAGTATCTTTAAGGAACCATGCAGACAGTCCCGCGAATGGACTAACAATTCCGGCCAGAATTTCTGTCTTATGTTTAGAGACAAATTTACCAGCGCCTTTACCCCATTTACTAATAGTATTACCGACAGATGATAACTTCTTACCGATTGCTTTTTCCCAACCAAAATCACCGGAGAAAAGCTTTTTTAAATTCTTGCCTAACCCATTCACAGCATCCCGAAACGGTTTAATGTGCTTATAGGCATAGATAAATCCGGCCGCTAAAGCCGTAATAGCTACAACGGCAATACCAATTGGATTGGCTTTTAATACTAAGTTAAATGCCTTTTGAGCTAATGATAGTGTTCCCTCAGCTTCGGCCGCTGCACGATTTGCTTTGCTGAATTGTTTCAGCCATCCGGCGGCTTTTGATATCCCGATCAAGCCACTCACACCAATTTTTAACACGCCAGTTGCCTTTGATGCCACTAACATACTGGCAGCCATCCTAGCAAATGCTTTTGGGTGCTTTTCAGCGGCATTACCAACTAACTTTATGACAGGTTCTAAATCTTTAAGTGTTTGAGTGAACACTTTAATACTGGTTGCACCGCCGGCCTTAAAAGAACTAGTTAAGTCTTTAATGTTGCCCTTATTTTTAATAATGATATTTCCGAGTTCATTGATACCAGTATGCAATTTAAAGATACCTTTATCTAAGATATCGCCAATATTAATTTTTTTTGCACCGCCGAACGCTTTAGTTATGCGTTCTACTTGAAATACCAGGGTACTTCCTAAATCAGAAAACTCTTGCTTAGTATTTTTATCACCGACCCACTTAGAAATTTGACCTAAGAAAGGATTCCGCATTTTACGGATTGGGGAAACTACAGCATCTAGTAATGCTGGCGCTTGAGCTTTAATTTGACGAACCATGCCTGGTGCAGTTTTCATCAAGTTTTCAGATGCTTCTTGATATTTGCCACCCAACTGCTCCATGACAGTTTGAGCGTCCTTCGCAGAAATCTTTCCGGCACTCATCTCGTCACGCAATTCAGCCATTGTTAACTTAGAATTTTTTTGAACTTTTTGTTCATACTTTAACAGCGCTTCACCATACATAGGCAAAGCATCCGTAATATGGTTAAAATCGCCAAGTTGTAACAGGCTAGAACTCATCATGTGGGTGAAATTTAGCCCCAAATTTTTCGTGTTTTCGCTGGATAAGCCGACAGCATCAGCCATAGTCAGCACAGAGCTAGTCAATTTTTTAGTTGCCGGCTCATTATCCAGAACGTGATAAAACTGCTGATTTAGTTCATCAACAATTTCAATATTTTGACCAAATGCGACCGACAATTGATTGCCCATGTCAACCATTGCCTTACCCTTACTAGCACTACCGCTTAATGTGGTCCACGTTGCTTGCATAGTTTGCTGCTTATCGTCGTACTCTTTGACAGACTCAGTTAATTCACTGAAATGTGCCTGAATCGTTGCTAAAGCATTGGTAATACCATTTGCAATTAAATGAGCACCCAGAATTTTGCCAAATAAGTGGCTAGTCTTCTCAGCTTTGTCGTTGACACCATCAAGCTTTTCTCTGATACCGGTTAAAAGTGTTGTTGGCGTAGTTTTTAGTTTGCTGTTAAGCTCACTCATTTCACTTTTGGCTTTAGCCATCGCTGTAGCGGTCTCATTGACACGAATTTTCTGAGTTTCATAGGCTTTTGAGCTTTTCCCAGAGGCATCAGCAATATGATCAAGCTCAGAAGCTTGTTTCTCATACTGTTCCTTCAGATTTTCGATACTATTACCAAGTAATGACTGCCGTTCTTTCAAGGCCGCGGTTTCTTTGCCTTCAGCCCTTAGACGTTCAACATAGCTTGCGGAAACCTTATTCATAGTTGAGTAGCTGCTTTGTAATCCAGCCAAGCCAGATTTCTGGTACTCCATGCTACTCTTGGCACGTTCTTGTTGGGCTGCTAAACTGTTTAATTTAGTTTCTGCGTTAGCAATCTGTTTTTCATATTTCAAATACGACTCAGCACTGGCATTTGTCGATCCCTTTAGCTCAGATTGTTTCTGTTTAAGACCATCGATCAATGCTTGCTGTTGCTTCATAGCATTACCTAAGCCAGTGTACCTAGCTTCGGCTGCTTTCAAGGTCTCACCGGTACTTTTTAGATTGACTTCCTGTGCCTTCCAAGCGTTAGTAACGGCCGAAACAGCGGTTTTTAATCCTTTCATGTTATTTTCAGCGCTGATTGTATCAATGGCAACCTTGGTCGTTAACGTATTGGACATTTTAACCATAAAAGTTTAACCTCCTTTCGCTAAAAATAGACAAATACTACATAAACTTGGCAGCATCTGCTTTGGGATCGTGCCAAATACGCTTGTCAGCCGGTTGGGCATTGATTGTTTCGAGAAATCTAAAATAGTCTTGCTCATCAATCAATCCTGGTAATGTACCATTTTCTTGCAGTAGTTGTTTTCTCAGGTACGCCATATCTTCATGACAATTGTGCAGATATGCTAGCTGCATTCGTAACAGAACTAGTCTTTTTTTGGGTCAGTTTCCGTTGCTGCTTCCTTTTTATTTTCAAGTTCGTACTGTTCATCAGAAAATCCCTGTAGTCGATATGTGACATAGCCTAAAAAATTACCTAAATCATTTTCAGTCAGGTTCGCAATGATTTTATTAATATCGGTATCGCTCAACTTGAAAATGTCTTGGATAAAAGTCAACACATCTTGCCGGGTTTTGCGTGTTCTTTTGATCATCTCAACCATGCTTAAATCTTTAGTCACTGTTGGATCATCCAACTCAAGTAAACCAATTTGAATCAATTGGGATTGGTCAATCACTTTCATAGTTGGTTTTACAATTGCTGTTTTTTTCTTAAGACCTAAATCTGTAATATTAATTTTCAAAATTAAATCCCCCTATAATTTAATATGTATGGGCGCCGCAGCGCTCGATTTCTATAACGTAGCATCCCCGACTTTAGCCATGCCAGTGGTCGGGACTACGCTTTTGGGTCATTGACAGTTGTAGCTGTACTCGTATCAGTATTATTAGTGTCAGTACCATCACTTAAGACATAACCGCCAAATACTTCTTTGAACATTGCGGCTTTATCAAAGCCTTTAGCATCTGACAACCAAACCTTATAAGGTTGTTGATTACCTTGCTTGTTGACAAACACATTAGGATCAAGTGGTGTTAAACCATTAGCCTGAAATGTATCATTAGCATCGGTTTCATTCTGTTGATCAGTACTATGCGACGAACCAGCCTTAATAACATTGGCGTTCGCCATTGCTTCATAAGTGTATGAACCATCGAAATTTTCAGCCTTTGTTAAAATAGCAATATGCGGCTTAGGCGTAACTAGCGTATAGCCACCTTTATCGTCCGATTCATAACCCAACATTTTATTTGCTTGCTCTTTATCAAAATCTAGCGCTGTAATCGCCAAAGCTGGCGCCATCTTTGATGTCGTCGTACGTTTTAGCTCATCATTCGCATATTGTGGTGTGCCGGCCGTTTCTAGACCAGTATAATTGGCAACAGTTAAACCCTCAGCATTGATGGTAGGACTATAAACCCCATCGTTACCTAAACCACCTTTTTCTGGATCACTAATTAATTTTCCTTTATCGTCCATTCGGCCAAACCAGCTTTGACGAATACCATGTGTTGACATCTACTTGTCCTCCTTTAAAATATCTGTTCGATCAAATTGCATTGTTTTATAAACTTGATCAGTGTCTGGGTCATTTTGATGTGGTTGATTTTGTGTACAAAAATAACCGTTAGCCTCAAACAAACGGTTAATAGTAATTTCACACTTAGTTGTCGATTGGTCAAAATCTAATGAATAAAAAATTTGCACTTCAACACCGGTATGCCAACTGGTAAAACGATTATTAGCAAACCGGCCAGGCTCAGATTCAGCTTCACGGCAGATAACGATTGTCTTGTCCTTAGTGTCATACTCATTGGGAACTTTAGTTTCAAAAACATCATCAAGCCATGAATATTGCTGGGATTTAATTAACTCGGCCGCAATATCAATTGATTCTTTCACTCATTATCACCGCCATTAATTTTTTCGGCCATTGCCTTAAAGGCAGCATCATTGGCACCTTTTACGGCCTGATCATAGAAGTGATCCGCATGAATCTTGATCGTACCAGCATTCATAAAATTGGCAACTCGACCGTGATCGATTTTATCTTTAACAGTAAATCCTACTAATTTGTTCCCAGTGCCCTTTTCATCCTTAGTGATAACGGAGTCAGCTAAGTGAATCCCATTATGACCTTTACCATAATGTTTTTCGCGAATAGCTTCACCAACACCTTTTTTTACAATATCGGCCCCAGCTTGCGTGATTTTTACTTTTTCATTTGCTGTAGGAATTGTTTGTTCAATACGCCGCATCATATTTAAAAAGCCATCTTCAAAACTTGCCATTAGCCCACCTTCTCAGTTTTTTCAAGCGTCAGGTAATCGTACGTGATTACAATATTACTATCGTCCACACTGATATCAGCAATTTTATACAGCTGAGTGCGATACCTAACCAGTAAAGCATCAGTAACGCGATTGCTGTGTCTTACAACAATCACTGGCGTATCCTTTTCAGAATGTCCATTATTCTGGTATTGTCGCACAAATGAACGCGTATTATGTCGACACCAAAGTGTGAACTGTGGCACAAATGAAGCAACATAATTACCCGTATTCTTATTAAGAACAGATTTTGTTATTCCGAATTCTGCCTTCTGGTTAAATTGAGCTGGCTTATTACTATTTAATGCCATTGTCGGCCACCTTCACTTCCAATTGAATCAGCATCAAGATTAATCCATGGCTTAAACCGGTTGAAAGCGTACGATCATAATATAACTGCGTAGTCAACGTCTTAATTGCCCGTTTATACAGCGATTCATTAACCAATTTACTATTATCAACAATACCCAATGATCCGTTGACCATGTCGGTAGCATCGTCAATTAGGCTGGTGATTGTAGCCGTTTCTTCGTCAGTTATATCAACGTGTAATTCGGTCATTAACTCATTGACCATTCGGATCACCGTCCTTAATCAGCTGCAGGTGTTTCAGTGACGGTTGCTGGGATATTATTTCCATCCGTCCCAGTAACCTTTACAGCGGTAATTTTTCCATCTGTCGTTGTGAAATCAATGGATTGAATCCCGACACCTGGGGCACCTGTATCGCCTTTGGCACCATCAATACCATCTTTACCAGCAGCGCCCGTTTCACCAATTGATCCGCCCTCTGCGACCCCTTGTTCTAACGCATTTAGTTTTGCGGCAGTGATCACATCGCCATCGTGCCATGTGTTAGCTGTATATGCCATTTAAATCATCCCTTCTTAAAGTTTTGCTATACCAACTTTTGTATCCCCGACTTTTGCTGTGTCAGCTACCGGGGTTACGCTTTTGGGGCCGCGGTCAAAAATTCGCCAGCCTCGTCAATCGCTTTCTGAACATCAAGTCGTAAATAAGTGGCTAATTTTTGTGCATATAGATCATTGTCTTGCCACTTAACCGTTACTTCACGTTTAACGGCATCTAACACAAAGGACTTTAAATCACCAACCCAGCCATTTGCTCCGCCTAAATCATCATCATCAACTACATAGACGGGAGCACCAAGTAAAGTTTTACCAGACGCGCTGGCAATAGAATCTTGCAATAAATAGCGACCATTGGCATCTTTCATCAGATCAATGACATTGTACATTGATTGTGACAAAACGAAACTCTTATCATAACCCGTCGGGATATCTAAGTTATAAGCTTTCTTCAAATCATCAGCAGTGCTAACAGTGGTTTTCTTGGTTGCCTTTTGCAAAACCGCACCAATCAAACGCTGTTCAGTAATAGCAGAGACATCATTAACATATTGACCAGCAATAGCAGTGATATTTACCGCCGAATCATCAATCATTTCTTGGGAAATTGGTAAAGCACCAGCGTAAGTATTAACACTATAATCAACGCCTACAATTGTCATTGCCAATTCTGGATTTTTTTCCAGTTCTTCCTTTGTTACTAAACCAGAACCAGCTTTTTTTAATACAGGTAATGTCCCTTTTGGCGCACTAACGGTTTGACGGTTCACGTATTGTTTCAACATGTTGGGCGACAATGCTTCTTTTTCAATTTGTAAAATCTGTGTCGGAATTACGGCTTCAGTATTATTAGTTGTCACACCATCACGAATTTCACCATGACTACGAATATATTTATCAAAGCTACGAACTTCTAGATCATCTTGTTTCGCCCGTGTTAAGTTTTTGGCCATTGTTTTCTTTTCCCCCTTGTGTGCTAAATCATTTTCAGAATAATCATCTGGTAGCTCATCATCCCGTTGTTGCGTTTTTTTATCTGAATCATTCGGCGCTGTACTTACCACTTGACTCTGTGCTGATGTTGCGGTGCTTGCTGTCGATGCGGCATTACTAGCAGTCGAAGAAGCTGTAGAAGCAGCGGAACTAGCACTGGTTGCTGATTGGTCCGACGCCAGTGCCGTTGACGCCGCAGAGCGGGTTTCATTCTTGGCAGCAGAACTTGCAGCCGATTCGCTAGATTTAGCCGCGGTTGAATCTGAATTATTGATTCCAAGTGCTACTGCAATTTGTTTTAATAGTTCCTCTTTGTCCATCTTTTCAGTAGTCCTTTCTTTCAAAAAATTTTCTAAACTACGCTGTACGGTCACTGAAGTTTCATCATAGGCAGGTACTGTCGTTAGCGTAATTTCGCGTAATTCATCAATTTGTAAAATAGTATGGATTGTTTGTCCCTGATCGCCAATGCTCCAAGAATCATCAGAAACATGGAAACCGAATGAGCAGCCACGAATATTACCATTAGCCACGTTCGTATAAACATCATGACCTAGCTGTGTATCCGGTAATTGGGCACTAAAAAACAGACCCACGTCATCAACTTTTAAATTGAGTGACTCTGCGTCTGTCCTAGCTAAAATATTTTCATAATTATGTGAATAGAGCAGTAAAACCTTGGATAAATCCAAATCATCTAATGCTTTAGGATCGATATATTCAATAAATGGCATCGGGTTACTTGGTTTATTAAACTGCAAAGCATAGCCTTCGACTGCCATATCAGTGCCATCACGAATATTTAACTCACTGTTTGGCAGTGTACGAAAGTCCAGTTTACCCATTAATTGAACACCCCCTTAGCATTTAGAATTGTAGTCGCTTCACTAGGACTGAATACTGGACTTTTACCAGTTGATAATTTAGTAATATTATCGATTAATTGCTGATTATCCACATCAATCGCTGATGCCTCATCAAGATTTACTGGAACACCTAACTTCATATACAGTTCTGATTCAATCGGTTTGATATATGTCTGCAGTGAGTTAGCATAAAGGCTACGAGTCATATCTATTGATGACTGTTGATCACCCTGACCATTAAGATAACTGTCTGGTATCCCAAATGCCTTAGCAATTTGAGTCTTAGAAAAGTCCATATTATTCAAAAACTTTGCTACATCTGCATTAATTGACAGTGAATTGAGTTGCAATCCCTGATCTAAAACAATAGCTCGACCAGCATTACTACCGGAATTAGCCTTTTCAAATGAGCTACGAATGGCTTCTTTAGCTTCTTTATCCAAAATGCCTTCTGGTACTGTTAAGCTATATGTCGGCGCTAGCCCTTGTTTTAATTGTGCCAACGTTAATTTACGAGAATAATCTGAGATTTGAATATCACTAACTAACGATTCCAACGGTGACATTCCAATATATTGTAATGAATTATCACCCACCGACAATAATCTAAAATGCAGCATATCGGCTGATTTGAATTTTTCAGTACCACGCTCATCATCATGAAGTACTGTGTACTCCATGTCTTTCGCATAATCCGCCAACGTTGTGGTAACTTCAGCGACAGGAATAAGTTCCAAGCGATTCGGTACTCCACTTGAATCTCTTGTAATTGTCACGTATGCATTACCTGCAAGTAACAATTGGGCTTCAACGCTCTGCCAAAAATTAAAACCGCTAATCAAGTTATTTGGTCGATTCAGCAAATTTTTAAAGGGCTCAGAAACCTTAAAATTACATGCAGCCACATCAGAGCTAATACGATTAACCAATGAAAAGATATCGCTATTCCGTAAAGCCGCTGCACCATCCACCATATTGTTTGGCATGATTTTACCATCAGTAATGATAAATGGCATGACTTGGCTAGACGGTAATACCTGTGATCTCGTCTGTAACTTGGCAAATGGATTGATCATTTAGCCTGCCTCCCTGCTAAATCAGGGCTGAGAATCCAAGCAAGCAAAACCAACATTACGCCGGTAACTACCAAACCAGTTAGTTGGTTTACCAGGAAACCAGTGTAACTAAAAATGGTCATTGCCACTAATACTAAAATAAAACTAGCGTTACTTAAAACCACTGTGACTAGTTGTTTCAGCTTATTCACTTGTCATCCTCCTTCCATACCTTTTCTTCTATCCCTTTAACGTAAACAAGGCGTCATTTTTTAGAAACTAAAATCATTTTTGAAATGATCATTGATCTGATCGTTAGTCATATTAGCAAATGGTGTATTATCTTTAGGATTGAAATTAGGATTAACTTCTGAAAAATGAAACATTGCCTGGCTAAATGCATCGATTGTTGCATCGACAAAATCAATTTTGCTGGTGGCTTTGTCCTTATCAACTTTGATGCCATTATTATCGACCAGCAAAATAGCATTTTTCAACGAGTACAAAATAACTGGGTCTTTTAAATAACTAATATTTTGCATTGATAACTGCTTTCGAAACTCTACTGTCGGTCTGTTCAAACTGCGTGTGCCCTGACGAATTGGAATTAAATTCCAATCTGTTTTCTGTTCTAAACGTAAAATAATTTCTTCTGTCGACCAGGTATCATAAGCAAAAAAATTCACTTTCAATTCATTATCGATCACAAAGTTCATTAGCCAGTCAAAAATAGCATCATCGTTGATATAACCAAACTTATTATCAGCAATATCGGCAAAGCCTAACTCAGCAGCATGCCGATAATTAATGCCATCTTGTTTTTCCTTGATGTTGATATTATTCTGCGCCCGCGCTAGTGGTACCCAACTATGCTGATAAACAAAAAACATATTCTTACCTTGTTGGGTGTATGGGAAAATAAAACTTAAAGCAGTATCATCAGAAAAATTAGACTTATCAAAACCGATATAAACTTCACGCCCTTTAAAAGTGATCGGTAACTCCGAAACCACTGCGTCATTAATATCATCTAATTCTAGATAAGTGTTTTCTTTAACCTGTAGCCACATATTCAAGTTTTTATTCTGAAACTCAGCTAAAGTCCCGTTTTCTAATTTTGTATCACGTTCTGAAATCATGCTTTGTAACATCGAATCATGTTTCTGTTTAAGATTTAAAATTGGATTTGACTTAACCCACGTCTCTGGCTGCTCAGTCTCACTTAATTCATCCTGTTCCCAAACCATACATAAATTATCATCAAGTGTGCGATCATAGTCTTTTTCCATCGCTTCCTGTAACATACGCTCGTCGGCGTAGAATCCTGAATTAGAGTCTGGATAAGCTGTTGAAATCTGAATAAATTGACTGTCAAACGTCTGCACTTGCCCAGAAGTTATTTTGCCGCTATTGTCCTTTATTTTAGCAATCGATTGGTTGTCACCAGCCTCATCAGAAACAATGGTCTTAAAATGAAACGAATCTAGTTTCCCAGATTCATGTGACAAGCGCATCATTTTATTTTGTGTTAGACCAGAGCGAGCTTCATCATTGATCACACTGATTTGTTCACGCTTAAAAATATCTCTGAATGCCGGCATCTCTTTTAGATAGTTAAAAGTGGTGGCCAGATAACGCCAACCTTTTTTAGATTGAGATGTAACTGGCGCAATATAACCCAAGTCTTGGTTATATGCTCCATCGCATTCAACAAGAAAAGCGTAGGTCAGCAAAATATTATCAAGATAGGTTTTACCATTGGTCCGGGCAACCGATAAATTAACCCGCTTAAATCGTTTCTCGCCATTTTCGTCCCGCCATCCCTGACACTTACAAAGAATAGCCTGTTGCCACAACATCAATGGTAGCGGTTGTCCCGTATCAACATCAGGACAAAGCTTTGAAAAGTTCAAAATATTACGGCATTTAGTTAATTCGTAGGTGTAACGAAAATTAGTATCCTCATCAATACGCCGAAGATCCTGTAAGTGACGAAATGAATCCAGTTGAATCATATAACCAGCAACAACGCGTTCTTCTAAAACCATCCAAGAATATACTGTAGCTGGATCACGATACTTTTCTAGAATATTAACATAACAGCCTTTATCTCGTTGTTGTTGATATGCTTGAAAGACATTAGCGCCTTTTTTAGTTAGATCAATTACATCCACTAAAAATCATCCCCTTGGTTCAGCAGCTCGGCCAAGCTAGGTGCATCACTATTATCTGGTGGTGTAATAGAAAGCAACTGAGCACGGCTTGCTGGCGTTAAGCCTAACGCCTCAGCTAGCGTTTTGACCTTTGATGTAGCACTATCCAAAATTTGTGTACTAGGATTGCGCTTAATACCCATAAAATCTTTAGCAACAACATCCCCCGTTACTGGATTAACCACGGTACGATATATTTTCGATACTTGATCATTAATCAAAATATCCTTATAGGCATCAAGCATCAATTGATAATTAATACAAAAGAGTTCCACTGTCTGTTTGTCCGCTTGTTTGACCCATTCAGTGGAATTCAAAAGCGGCACCACTTTAGTCCATGCTGTCCGCGCGGCGCCATGTAAATACCGTGGCGGCGTTGACTGCAGTTTCGTCATGTCCTTAGTATCTTCCACTAATTTTTCTGTGCGCCGCCGCTGATCAGCGCGGTCATTGGGATCATTAGTTAATTTTGGTTTGCGACCAGCCACCTAAATCACTTCCTTAAAATTTTTGCCAAAAGAAAAGCCCTGAGATTCATTCTCAAGACTTTCCTGGGCCCCCTATGAAAAAGTTTTTAAAACTGCACACGCATCAGACTTTATTTCCTATGCGTACGCTCTCCCTCAGCCTAGATGGGGCGGGGCTATATCAGCATTTCACTCCTTTAACGTGACTTTGGCTTTGATTTTTCTTTGAGTACTTTCAGCCACCATTCACGTTGCAGATGTTGCAGCTTTTTATCACCATTTGGCTGTTTTGCAATCGATTGTTCTAATTTAGTCTTCACGTTATGATGCTGACGTGATAAACACCAAAGATTCGCCGGATTCAGGGCTTCATCACGGTTCAGTAATCGTCTAGGCGTGATATGATCAACAATCAGCGCTCCGTCAGACAATACCTCATTACTGATTGCATCAGTGTAATAGTCGCGTGACTTAACATAGTTGCTGACTTCACGCCAAGCTTTACTGTGATAAAAAGTATTAACAATTGAATCACGTTCATAGAGATTGTACTCTTTGTTTGCTGCCAGCTTATCAGTTCTCGTCTGTGTATGGAACGGTTTATGTAGTGGTGCATGCACCTTGCAATAGCGTTCACTGATTGGAATAATAGTCTGACAGAATGATTCTGCACAGCGATGAACTCTTGGCATTCGATCACCTTTCTTTTAGCTTGTTTTCAACAAAGAACAAACGTTCATAGATTCCATTTACTAATCGATAGCGCTCAGGCTTCGGCGCATCAGACCAGTTATTAATGAGTTTAGTTTGGTTGATGATGCCTGGCACATTGCCCATTAAATCTTCAACATAATCCATATACTTAACTATGACTGCCTGAAAACCAGCATCCGAATAGGTATCAGCTTCTAGCGCAGTAACAATTTCTAGTAGAACTCTTTTCTCATCAATCAATAATTGATCGTTCTTAGAGCAGATTACACCTTGAAATCGCTGACGGTGATTCTGACAGTATTTCTCAGCATTGCGTAATTTGGTAGCAAACTGCCGTGGTGTTTGACCGAACCGCGCCATCGTTTCTGTCTTACCATGTAACAGTACCGTGATTACCCAAGACTCAGTTATCTTATTAGTAAATAAATGCTTTGCTCTAATCAGTTCAATGACCTTATCAATTTCAAAATGATTCGGCTCTTTTAAATCAATCACATAATCTTCTGCAACTTGCTTAAGCTGAGCCATCTTCAATCGTTCACGACCACGTTCCGTAAAGTAACGCCGGATAATATCGTGGCGAACAAAGGTGCACTGCCAGTTGATTTGGTTATTATTGCCCTGGCTTAGTTGCGCTAACCATTTATCAGCAGCCGCATGATTCAACAGCCGCTGGTTCATTAGCTCATCTAGCAACATGCTACTACTCTCTTGATCAGTAAGCCCCAAGACATTACTCAGTTGATGAGCATTAGTCTTAAAAGACCGCAGTTCATAAATCTCGTTTATTAAAGTTTCAGCGGCACCCATCTGCACCACTCCTCGTGATATAATATTTTTAGGATATTAATACCAACAGGTAGCTGCTGTGCAGGCAAATGCATGGCAGTTTTTTTAGTTCAATTTACGTGTTCCTAAAACCACATAGCCTTCTTGTTGCTTGTAATCAGTAACAAATGTAATTGCAACATCTAGTGGCTGGCCATATTTTTCTAAGCCATTCCATTTTCTAAGTCTGATCCAATCACCGACATGATAATCACGATCATTTTCTCTAATTTCAAAGTTTTTAAGACCCATCAATTGCGCCTCAAAATATTCTGGTTCAATCTTCAACTCATGAATTTTAATGCCTGGCAAATTAGCCACCCCCAAACTTATTCTTTAATTTCAATCCATTTGAAAACCTTTATCGCTAAAATGGCAAATACCGAAACAAAGCCACAGCTAAATACCATTGACGAAAGCATTTTTAAATTTTCAAGAGCAAAATAATAACTAGGAACAATATCTCCCTTTCCGATTTGTACGTGCCATACAAAACCAAAATAAAATGCCACAATTGTGATCACTATCATAATGAAATAAACAATATTGAGCCGCTTAATATTTAAATTCAACTTATCCTTCCTCTCTAGAATGACTTTTTATTTTGTTACACGAGTAGCATTCAAAATGGCCTTTACCAAGTAGATAAATCACTGTGCTATATTATTATTACGAAAGGAGGTGAACAATTATGAAGTTTTTTAAAGAAGATAAAATTACTTCTAGCGGAAACGCAGTGACATTTTTAATACCCACAGCGAATAGAATCCGCCTTTCTCAAGAACCTGTTGAAATACGGGTAAAAGCCTTTGGTGCGGACGATAGTGATTCTGAGCCATTTATGGTAGTTCCATATCACAGTTTGTCGATTCTGCACCAACTATAGTTACAAAGTCAGCTTTATTTGGCTGGCTTTTTTCATACATTTTTATCATCAATCACGCCAGTCATCCACTATATCACCTGGTGGAACATCCAGTGCATTGGCCAGTACTGCTAAGGTTCCGATGGTAATGCCACGAACTCCTTTACCCGATAAAACTGAATTGAGCGTGCCAACAGAAAACCCAGTAATTTCCTGTAGTCCATCGATTGACATCCCTTGCTGATGCATAAAGAATTCAGTGTTTTTGGCCACCGTATGTTTAATATCCGTCATATGAATGCTTCACCTCAATATCGGTAGTCAACGCCCGGCGCAGAGCCTGCTCAAAATTCCAAGCGTCCGAATCTACAAACTGTAGCAATCCATGTGATTGTTCATTTGCCCGTCGCTTGGCGAGCATGCGCCGTCTTTTTTTCTTGATTACAGATTTTTTTCGATGTTTCTTCATGATCTAAATTCATCCCTTTATGATAAATAGTTAAAGCGGTCGATTTCGTATCGGAGTAACATCTCGTTCAAAAAATTCCTGTTTCTTTTGATCGCGATCCAATAGCACTACAACTAATCGTTTTCTATTCCAGCCTTTTCTCGGTTCGCGTAAATTAATCACAGTACCCATTTGACCTTCAGTAACCGTGTCGCCTAAAAAAGTAATTTCTGGAACTGAAACCGTATCGCCAACTTGAATATCTTTTGCCATGAAAATCACTCCCGTATAAATTCCGACTTAAGCCACATATTTAGATAAATATGCCAGCCAGTCAGTTCATAATATTTGAATTTTATTTCTACGATTTTATAGCGCGGATATTGTTTTTCTAACTCTAGCCATGCAGAATCATGATGACTTGCATAACGTTTGATCTTAGCAATGGAGAATTTAAAATCATTGGTACGACTAACTGGGCGTTGCAAATTGCGACTTGATGACCAGCGTTTACGTCCTTGCGGGTCTTTGGTGATATAACGAGTCAATGCTTCAATACCGTTTCTGCCTACCTGAATACGATCAGCGTTGACCCAGCCCAACGATATCTTGCCTTGTCCTTTGATCTGTTTTGCCCAAATGGCTTCCACTTCATCCCGACTCAATCCGCCATTCATAATAATGTGATGATGAATCCGTTTGACGAACTCACCAGCATCATCCTTTTTGAATTCAGTTACTAGGATATATTTCAGTGCCGATAAGCCGGCTTTCTTCCGCCGATAATCTACCCGCCGTAAAAAGTTGCGTACCTCTTTTTCGGCATCTGCTACTGTAGCCGGTAGAAATTCATCCTTATACGTACAAGACACATGGAGATCACCTTCACCAAAGTTGCCATTACCTAGCTGCAGTAAATAACGCTTGGCATTCTTATCATTCAGGTTACGTTGCTTAGGCGCTGACTCCCGCTGCTTCTTTGAGCGATGACCTCTACCTGCACCACGTTCTGCCTCTACTGTCCGTGGAATAATGTCCACCTCTGCATACTGCTTACCACACTCAATGCGCTTCTCCCGATAAAACATGCTATACACCCATTTCTGACCTTCGTTAGAAAGATAATACCCAATACAAGCTCGCTAAACGCCTGCCATGCTCTTAATAAAAAGAGTGTACTGACAGGCGTCTATTTGCTTTTTTAGTCAGAAATGCTATAGTTAGCTTGTGATGTGACTAAAAATACGAGTTGTATTTTCATTAGCAAATGCCGTTAACATTTGCTATTTTTTTGCGCTTTTTTTGCAGTTCAATTGCCCCAAAATCCAGACCAACCGTGCCGATAAATCTGCTGAAACGTTCTTGCAATGGCAATACCGAGCAACACGCCTAAAAATATGCCAACAAATAAATCAGCAGCATGGAAAGCAACTACCTTGCTACCCGCACTTAAGTAAATCATCTAATCATTCCTTTCCAAATTTCTTTAAGAATTCGCGAATTTCCTTGTGATAACGTGGAATATTTCTTTTTCCATCTGTCACTTCAAACTTCAAACCATTAGCAATCACATAAGGGTCATTATCAATATGAGTTCTAATCCAATAATCACTTTTTATTTTTGTGATCTGTTTGATGTCATCACGAGTCAACCATTCTTGCTCTAGATGCTGGTCATAGTATTTTTTAAGATATTGCTTAGCCATTTCAACCAATAAATCATCATTGAAATTAATGTTTGCTACTGCTGTCGCCATGTTCTTCCCCACTTTCTTCATTTGCTTGTTCAATCAATTGGCTTAACTCGAAGTCTGGTTGCCAATGCTGGTAAAACTGCATCGCTTTATCATACTGATTGGCTCGTGTCTCCTGATAAGCAGCTACACCAAACTTTTGACGATATTCCACCATGATTTCGCGAAACACACGACTAGATAAATCACGTTGCAAATATGCTGGCGCTTTGAATCCGCCACATAAATTAACGACTCGTTTGCGACGCTGTTTTTCTAGTAGCCGGTTCTGATAGGTGCGTAATGGTTGATCATGCTCCAGCTTCTTAAAACGGCGATCAAGTTCATCAAATTGACCACTCAATTCCTCAATTTGCTTAATTAAAATTCGTTGTGCACGTGACGAATACCGTGCTATCATTGCTGGCGTAGCAGATGTCTCAACAAGTTCATCCTTCATCAACAACCTCTCCTTCCAAATAATCATCTGGTAATGCGCGATGCATATCGGCACACCACTTTTCGACCCGATTAAGTAAACTGCTTAACGAACGCATAGCTGGATCGTCTGGTTTAAATTCAGCAAAATCATAGGCATAAAGTGCTGGCGCCAGTTTGTTCAGCAGTTCGTCCGCATTGCCCTTAAATTTCAAAATATCCGAAGCCGCTGCTAGTTTTCGCTCGGTACTACTAGCCTTACCGGCAAGTTCTTGCATCTTCCGCTGTAACTGCTGATACTCTGTTGAATCCTCGGAAAACTGATCACGCTGTTCGAGTAAATCCTTTTGCTCATTTTCTAGGTATTCGTTGCGCTGATGTAATGACTTGATCTGCGACTGTAACTTTTGCCGCTCAGCTTTTAAATCAGCATAATCAGCCGGTGGAACTTCATGAACTTCAACTTTTGGTGGTTGCTTGTGTAAGCTAAGATTTTCGTCCCGCAGCACTTTATTCTTAGCCTGTAGTGACTTTAACGCTGCCTTAGTCTCACGTAGTTCACTAACAGTCATATCGGTAAGCTTTTTGGTCTTACCACTTGGCAGTTCAATTGGTGCTTCCTTATCATCAATCGGCATTGTCGCAATCTCATAAAGTGCTGCAATGCCTAGGTGCGACATTGATGTCGTGTTTAACGATTCATCGCTAGCAACCTTGATAAAACGTTGTGCCATTCGCGGTTGCATATCAATTTTTTTAAGCCACGGACCAAACTCGCCACGAACCAGATCATGTTCTTTAACCCATTTTAAGCGGCGACCAATTTCAAAAATGGCCTGGCCACCGATCTGCTGATAGCTTTTGATTTCAGTAGTGATCACATTAATGTCACTGCTTAATGTAAGTTCATTCATAGGCGACACCTGACTTGCGTACTAGTTCATCCCAGTCAAAAACTAAGTTGCCGTCAGTAACTTTAGATGTAATTCCTTGCTCAGCTAATTTGTCCAAGAATTCCTGACGCGGAAAATTCTTACTTATGGAACAACTGGTATTGCCGCGTCGTGCTGCGGAAACAATATTATTTTTTAAAT